AATTAATAATTTTATAAAAAATAAAAAATATAAAATATAAATATTGATTCACATAGTTATTTAGTATAATAGAACTAAAGCAAGTATTAGGAGTTTTTCCGAACACCTCTCAGAACAAGTAGTTCTCACGTGTCAAGATATCTCTGTTTATGTGTAGGATCATAACCTGCATGTTCTATTAGAATTTGATCTATGTTTACTTGCCAGAGTTTGAGTCTCAGGCTACCCTCCCATGGGAATATGGGATATCCCTCGGAATGGTGAAACAATTGGACCCCCCCAAAGAAACAGATACAACTAATATGAATTTCGATTTACCCACACTAAAAGTTTCGCGAAAAAGATTTGATACACCAATGTCTCCAAAAAAGAGACATTTATGGAATTTGTATCAATCTTATCAAAGAGTATATGGAGAAGATTTTGATTCTTTTGCTAAGCAATTGGAATTTGAATCATCATTTGAGAGAGTTAATGGTTTTATATCCATTCCTCTAGATAGTCTTAAAGAAGAAGATTATGTAATATTAGATGAAAGTATCACAGAAGAAATTGAAGAAAATATTGATGTTGTAAATCTTTTATCTGATTTTGATTTTGATACTGCTTCAATGTATAGTGATGAAGTTGACGAATATTGTTGTTTTTCTGAAATATCAGAACCTTTATATGGCCATTTTTCACCCTTAATGAGTCCAATAAAAAATAGTGATCAATGTTTATGTGGTTTTGGATTTTGTGATACACATCCAGAAAAATATAGTAAGTTGTTCAATAATGTTAATAATTCATTACATATGAAGAAAGAGAGTGAATTGGAATTAGTTATTGAATCTGATTGGATTAACCCGTACTCACAAATGGTTGAGCCACAATATATTGCAACTCTTGTTGAGGATATTTGTTGGAGTATGTTTATTGTTGGATCAAAACCAACAATTAAATCCATAGTACAAGGAGTAGGAACTTTTATTAAATTAAGATACAAAGGATCAATCTTATATGACACATATAAAATAATGTATCTTAAATATTGTTCTAGAGTTTTTAATGTTGATATATCTAATATTGAGAGTTTGGTAGATTTAAATGTTGAAAATGATTATATTGATAAAGCTAAGGATTTATTAGGAGCATATAAAGCATTAAATAAACATCCATTTTTTAAGAAATTATACAAATGTGCTATGTATGGTATATCTTTAGATATTTTTTCGAAAATTGGTATGAGTATGGATACTTTAGGTTATAGTGCTATGGAAGTAGCTTTTTTAAAGAAGAAATTTTATTCGAAATCTGATTTTATATATACATTATTAGATACAGTTGTTTATATTCTTGAACAAGGTATATATGTTTTTAAAACTGGAGATATTGGCTCAATTGTACATAGTGGAACAGTATATTCAGAATTGTTTGAACAATCAAACGAACTTAAACGTAAAGCTCGATTATTAAATAATAGTGAAGCTCATGGTTTTGATGAATTCTCTTTTAGGAATGAATTGGATACTATTATTGAGAAGTTCCAATCTATAAAGAAACATTCAGGAAATTTAGATAAATTTGATAAAGATTGTGTAAAGTTTCATCTAGATGCATTGTTAATGTTAAAAGATGATATTGTTACAATGAATGCTTGTAGACAAATGCGTAATTTACCATTTGGTGTATTG